CGCATAAGTAGGTAATCTATTTTCAACATATCCTTCCATAAGTCTTCTCCTTGTCTGTTATAGTTAAATCCCTTGTCCTATGTCATCTTTTCCTTTTGTAAAATCTATGACATTATGTAGTATATTAGAAAGCCTGTGTAAAACTAGTCCAATAAAAAACCAGTCTATCCACAGACTAAAAATATCCGTATTCCTAAACAATAATATTGCTACAAACCAACCAACCCATACAGAAGTACAATATCCACAATCAAATAAATCATGTATCCAACTAAAAAACTTATTGTTTGTGCCCCTCTCGAACAGAAGGGCTCGGAAAGGCCTAGCGGCTTCCGATTTCGTTAATATCTCCGTTATTGCTTCAATCAATATAATCGCAAATAAAATCTTAAATACAGCGGTCATAGTGTCCTTCTATTTTATAGTGGGTTAGTTAATTTAATGCATAAGTGTCCCACACGCGGTTTGAAACGTATGGGACACGTTATATGCTGTCAGGCAATATCATTATTATAGACTTCTATCGATGATACCCATTCCGAGCATTCTACTGTCAAGACAAGCGAATCCAAGCTCTGCCCATCCAAAGAAACCTTGTTTCTGGACTCTAAGCAGTGTTGGGTCGTCATAAGCTTCATACTCTTTTCTTATAGGCATAACGAGAGAATCGTTAACGCTTAGATCGAATCCGACCACCTGAGTTTCACCAAGTGTCGTAACTGTACCATCAGCGGCAGTAATATTAGCGTTGTCTATGGTGTACTGGTTATAAACATTTCCAGCGCCAGCAACAAACTTACCATATTCTGAACCTACGCCATTGATGTTGTACAGTCCGGTAGCTCCCAGATGCTGTACTTCATGCAGATTAACGTTCCAGATACTTCCCATTCCAGCAGCCTGAAAAATTTCTCTACGTGTAACTGGATCAATATCTGTATCTGTCCACTCACGAATATCCGCGGCATCTTCTGGAGATACATACAGATCTGTAAGTGTACGTCCTATTCTCTTAAAACCGACGATCATCTTATTAATTAGTTCTTTGGAAAGATAACCAGCGCCAGTAGAAGAAGGATCGATTTCATAAATTGGAGCAGGTCTAGAACCTAGAAGACCCTTACCAGAAAAAGATGATGTAGCGGCTGGCATAATAACTCTCCAACCACACTCTTCTTCGTAATTTGCAATATCTTTAGCTACTCTAGCAGCGGCTCTCTGAGCAATATCTATTCGAGAATCCCTTGCATATGTTAGTTTCCAATCCGCAGATGCGTCAATTGTAAAAGTAGGAACGTAAACCTCTTCACCGATACCCTCGATGAAATTCTGGGCTACGTAACCCAATCCAGGCAGAACCCAAACCGGAATCTCGAAATCCTCAGCGACAGGATAAACAGCCTGTGCGCCAGGTCCAAGTCTCTCCACTGAGAAAAGTTGTCTCATAATTGATTCCAGTTCAATTTTCTGTAGGATTGGAGTTGTAATAGCGGCCGCGAATGCGCGGTAAGCTGCCAAACCTTCAGGTGTATTAATCTCCGCAGTAGCCCTGAAGAGTTCTTGCATTTCTTTTCTATCCATAACAACTCCTCCTATAGTTTATCTAGTTTCGGAAGCACTATATGTGCCTTAATCCGAGTATTTTATGTTATATCAAAAGCTTAATTCTAATTGGGTAAAGCGTAGTGTTGGCAATATTTGCCGAACACTTTGCAGCACTAGCACCCTTAACAACACGAGCAACCGCCACGTCCAAAAGATCTTCGTATGTTAATGAGTCATCTGTAGCATTGGTTCCGTGGTTGGTAACTCTTGCTCCGGCATTGGCAGCAACATACAAGTACTGTCCTGGAAGCATGTGATTACCGGTGGTTACAACATTAGCAGTATGTTCACAAGTATAATGTACTGTGTCCCAAATTCCTAGATGTGCAACACCTAGTGGGGCAGCCTTTGTACCTATAATTGTTCCAGAAGTATTGTATAGTGGCTGTGCAATAACGTCACTAGAACCAAGATCGCCTGGCATATAGAAACCAGTCGGATGTACCTGATGATACCCAGTTTTCACTTTCTGCATAGCGAAACCAAACGGCACTTTCTCAGTAGCTGACATAGCACCTGACATGTCCGCTGAATGAAACACAGACTTGTCTGATAGACTAGCAAAAGTATCATATCTGAACACCATCGGCTCTTGGTTAGTTGCGTCTTCATCTAGCCAAAGTACTGAACCAGCATAAGCAAGAACTCCACCTACACCAGCTGAACTAGTCATAGTTGAAGAGCCGTAGCTGCAAAATTGATTTTCAACAACAGGATGTCTTGGAATAAACATGTTCCTATATCCTCCTTACTACTTTTTTTATTCAGCAGGCTTTAATGCATCAGCCATAGCCTGTCCTAATTTTGCGTACTTAGCCTTCACATCATCTGAAGGCACGATTTCCATATTTAATGCGGCTGAAATTGCATTCTGTGGGTCGATGTTAGCTGGGGAGGTTTCTTCAGATTCTTCTTCAGAAGCTTCTTCCTCTGTTTCTTCTTCTTTAGCTTCCTCTTCATTTTCCTCTTCCTTAGCTTCTTCTTCTTCTTTCTCTTCTTCCTTAGCTTCTTCTTCCTTTTCTTCAGCTACTTCTTCTTTCTCTTCCTCTGAAGTTGAAAGTTCAGCAACAATGGCTTCCCTAAGAGAAACAAGCTCTTCTTTATAAGAAGCAAAGTCTTCGTCTAACATTTCCCTGATCTTAGCTGATTGAGCTTCCTTATCAGAACCAGAAACTCCAGCTTCCTCCAATTCAGACATTCTAAGCTCTGCAGCCCTATCTTTGTTCATTTCTTCAATAGCTTTTTCTGATTCGGCCAATTTAGTTGCAACCTCTTCAACCTCTTTCTTAGCTGCCTCAAGCTGAGAAGTAAGGTCTTCAATTGTTGCGTCAAGTTCTGAAGCTTTTGACGTTAGTTCTTCAGTACTCTCATTTTTTTCTTCGAGAGCTGTTGTCAACTCTTCAATAGTCTGTGCGGACTTTGAAAGAGCGGCTTCAGTTTTATCCTTCATTTCGGCCTCCTCTTTTTCAGAAAAAATCTCAGCTACCATAGCTTTGATGTCTTTCTTCAATTTTTCATCCATTACATGTCCTCCTTAAAAAATTTAATTCGACAAGAGTTATGTAATTCTACGAACGACCTGAATAAGTTTGGATTATTTTTAAAAATTGTAATTCTAAAAAAATCCTTATCCTTTAACTCATAACACTAATATTACGGTAACGTCTGTCTTGGAGCACTGTAAGCATTACCTGCTATGTAGTCTCTACATGCGATTCCAGTAACTTCAAGATCAGCACCCAGCATAAACTTAACATCGAAATCAACATTAGAAATTGATGCTGAGGACTTAAGATAAATCTTACCATCTGTTGCATTCTTGTCTACCCAATATCTTCCAGCTCCTGGATCTGCTAGAGGTGTTACATTTATATTAGCATATGTGACAAGATCATACCCATGAAACTTAACACCACTGGCAACCAGAACTGTTTCGGTTCCAGAATGTGTAACAGATGTTGCCCAAACAAAAGGATACGCATGGTTGTTCCCCATGTTACGATAGATAACCATACTATGATCATCTCCGTTAATCCTTGTAAGTTTAGGAGTACTCTTTAAAGTACCTACTTGATAATTTCCTAATTGTGGCATACTCTTTCTCCTTTACGATTGTTGTTTTAACTGACTCGCAAAAATCAGCCTTTACTTCTATCTACTTCTTTGTTTTAGATAAAACATTTTCTAGAGTATCTAACAATTCTCCTCGTCTGTCGTTGCTCTTTTTTTCTTGTAGTTTGTCTTCAACGCAGGCACGAGCAAAACGCCTAATATTTACATTACGTAAACATTCTGGATCTGTAGTGTCTCTAGAAAAAGACGCACATGATTCTTCGTACAATGTACACCAATCCGTTTGAAGTAGCTCTGTATCTGGCCCTGCTGGCTCTGTGGCATAAAGGTATCTTTTGTAATTAACACAAATACCTACATTGTCATCTACGCCTGGGCCGTCAGAGTGTTCTTTGTTTTCATCTGTAATTACACTCTCCTCTACCTTATGAGAGGTTAGTTTATTTGAGTCATTTGCGTTACTTACATCCTTGTCTTTTAAGTCGTCATAATTTGCCACGATATCTACTTCCTCGTCTTGTTTATTTTTGTTTGCTGTCTCTAAAATAACAGAAGGCGGATTAGCAAGATTCTTTACAATACCGCATCCAGAAAACACTATTCCTCTCAAAACACGGGTGATTGTACCTTTAGCAAGTTCTTTACCATTTTTAAGTACTTTGGCTATTTTACCAAAAGTGGAATCGCTGGATTCTTCATCTAATAAACCCAGTAACTCAGCTTCTTGTTTTGTTACAATAAGTTCACCAACTTTAATGTCGTAATCGGTAAAGTAACACTCCATACTTACTTTCCAAGATCCTTCTGCTACTTCTTTTGCTACA